ATATTCGTATTCATGTTCTGCAATGTTTTTGAGGCTAATTTTCATGCTGGGCCACAGTCCTCAATCATTAGAACACAAGGATTAGTACCTGAGGCAAGAATTGTTGCACCAGTGTTTTCTACTTGACAACGAAGTTTGAGAGTTTGTGAACCAGCAGTTAAGTTGCTGAAATACGTAATACCTGACAAGTTAAAATATCCACCGCCAGCCACAATAAAACAAGTTTGATAAACAGCACCAAAAATTGTGTTTGAACTGTTGGCTAAATATGCGGCGGCCCAACCGTTGGAAGTATCTTTCAAACCTGTGACAGTCCATGTTGCTTTGTATGTTCGACTAGCCACCGCAGTAAAAGTAGTGGTCATGCCAGTTATATCGGCCTGTGTAGTTGTGACTGTTACGTTTCCAGCGGTGCGATACACAGCACCCATAACCCCACGAGGAAAACGGTTTGCCTGATCTGCGGTATATACAGCACCACTAGAAAAGGTTGTGTTCGGATTGGGCATAGTTTTCTCCTTTACCAGCCAAGTCGACTGGTATCTAAAATACCTAAAGTTGATGAGTTAAGTGTGAAGAACTGATAATAGGTTCTAGGCGAAAAGTACACAGTAAAAGTCGTTTGTTCAGGTGAAGCGTTCACTTCAATACCTTCAATAGCAACAATAACGGCCTTGTCAACTGCTGCTCCGGGCACTCGATATTCAAAGGTCCAAATTTTCTTTGATGTTCCTAATGTTCCATAAAATGCGATAAGAAACTCTGTAAGTGCTGTCGTGTTTTGTGGAATGTCTTGAAAAGTCACAGACCAATTTTCGGCTTCAGGGTCGGATTGGCTATCAGAAAGCCATTGGGCAAGCCCAAGTGCTTGAGTCGTGTTGAAGTCCACTGTAGAGACTGACTGCTGGGCGTTTCCGTATGCAGCAATTGAAGTTGAGTTTGTAGCGGTTTGTGAAGCGAGCCCGTTTGGAGTGACGGTCACATTGTTCATAAAGTTCAAACCAGCTTTATCGTGACCGAGCGCAAAGTATGAAATTGCTGTAGTGCTTGCAGCGTTTCGAGTGAAAGTCATCCCAGACTCTGTTAAATAAGCTAATGATCTTGGGATCATTGCTACTGTGTTTTTATAGCAGTGAAGCATTCCTTTTTCGGTTGCGTCAATCAAATTCAGATAGTTGAGCATTGAGCCCGAGTAAGTAATCCCTGCAGCTGTGGATGATCCTGCTGCTGCGTCTTGCAAGTCGCCAATCTGATAGGGAGATGTTCTCCACAAAGTTTGTAACTGGTTCAGTGTGTTGTCTTGCGCTAGAACAACATTTGAAACGACATTGCGACCGTTACGAGCAAGCACATCAACTAGAGCGACTGTGATTGTGGAAAGTCCAGTGTTGCCGGGGTAATCATTGAAGTTAACGTCTTGCATCCAAAAGTTTTGGTACTCTCCCGAAATTGGATCTGTGAGTTTCCATATTGAATTGAATGTGAAGTATTGAGCAACATTCGTTTGGTTTTTTAGTGTGACATTGAGTGTCCCTCCGCTGTACGGGTCAAGATAGTTCTTTCGGCCCTGCGCATATGAGAAAGATAAAACGCTTGAAGTCACATCAACCGATGATGGGGTTTCTCGTATTAGCGACCAACTAATTTTTGGCATTACATCGCTCGAGTGTTAATGGGCAAAGGGCCTGATTGACGAACGTACTGTTGGAGGACTCGCAGAATTTGATTAGGGTCGCCACCGTTGACATTCACTGTGATGTTGGCACCGCCGCCTAAAGCATTGTTCGGCGTGATACTCCCAGACGAGCCAGGCGTAAACAGTTCAGGTCCACGCTCACCAACAATGTACGAACCGCCACCCATCACAGGACCACCATTAGCACGAGCACCCGAAATACCAGCAAGGGTCAAAGCGTCAAACTCGCTTAGTCCGCCGTACTCGGCACCTCGAGCAAGATACGTTGCGTATTCGAGTGCAGCTGCCGAACCCTGAGTCTTGAACCTAAACAAGATTTCCTTAGACGAAATACCGTCCATAGTGCCCGAGATGCCAGCGAGCACTCCAGCGTATGTCGCCAGTTTTTCTTCGTAGTCATCAATGTCTGCTTGGGCACCTGTGCCGAACGCTTTAGCAGCTGCGGTTTCTAACTCGGCTAGGTCAGTCTTGGCGTTGTCAAGTGCGACTTCTCGGTCAAGGGTTCCGGTCAGATTCTTCCAAGCGGTATCGGCGTTAACAATTGCAATGGTGGCGTTGCTAGCCGAGGTTGCCAAATTGTCTAACGGAATCTTGGCGTTTTGAATTGCTGTCTTAAACGCTCCAGCATTGATCCGACCTTCGTCTACAACACCAGCAAGATCGCTCAACTGTTCTTCGGCCTGGGTACCGTTACCAACAATGTCTTTAAACAGTTCAGTAACTCTGTCGTCAAAATCTAAAGCGGCGCCAGCACCATTAGCCAACAAAGTCGCCAAAGGAACTAAGCGTTGACCAGACTTAATTTGCAAGTCGTCAACCGAGTCACCGAGACCATCCATTGCGGCGCGATAATCCCTAGCCATCTGCAGTTCTTCTTCAGAAATAACTTTCTGTTCCGAAACCTCTTTAAGAGACGCGGTTAAATCGTCAGCCCCCATCTCAATAAGTTCGGCCATGTCCTGCCAACCCTTACCAAGAAGTTGTGCAGCAACCTTTGCTTTTTCTGCTGGGTCTTTAATCTTTTTGAGCCGGTCAATCGTGTTAAGAAAAGTCTCATTAACGTCTAACGAACCATCCTTAAGATAAACAAGATCAACGCCAAGATTGCGAACCTTGTCAGGGTCAGCACCAATAGTTTTATTGAGACGACCGATAGCACTTTCAACGGCGTCAATTGGTACGCCGATATCGCCTGCTGCTTCGATATAGCGTGACGCGTCCTCAACGGCCAGACCAGTGGCATCAGCAAACTTGCCCGCTGAGATTGCTAGATCGTTAAACGCCTTGATCCCGTCAAAGACAAATTTGCCGACTGCGGCACCAGCTGCGAGCGCGAAGGTTGCAGCGTTAGCGGCGACCGCATCAAAGATCGCAGACGATCCAGCCTTAAATTTGCCTAGCCCGCCTTCAGCATTATTGACCGCAGTTTTGAAATCACCAAAAGCCTTTTTAGCGTCGTTGATCCCTTTGTCTTGAAGGTCGGTAATAATTGGGATTCGAATAGCCATCAGAGAAACACCGCCTTTTGCAGATCACTAATTCGGGCCATGACTTCGTCTACGGACTTTGACATCTCGTCCTCAATCGCCCCCGCGTGTTGCTCATAGGCTCGCCACATGACACGGGAAGGCTTGTTAAATGCGTTTAGAGCCCTCCCAAGACGGTTGTCAGTCCTTTTGCCCGCAATGTCAAAAATGGTTGCTCCAGCGTCCTTTTGCGTAAAGGTTAAAACGGCGTCCTGTTTCTTAGAAAGTGACGTCGCAACCGTGACACCCTTTTGGGCCGCGCCAATATTCCACGGAAAGATCGGTCGTCCACCAGGTGACCACGCTCTGGTCATACCGGACAGATAGTCGGAACGGTAAGCGTTTTTAGCCTCATCAACTGCGGGACGAACAATCTGTTTAGCGTCCTTGAAGAACTGCTTTTTGACTTCAGGCTTGATCTTTTGAAGCACCTTCAAAGTGGATTCGAGTCCTTGAACTTGCATCGTCACTTGTTGCGCTCCTTTAGTATCTCAGCGACTGTCAGGAGGTCGTCAACATCAAAGTCTACATCATGCGGAAAGTAGCCCGTGAGGACAAGGAGCTGCGCTAGGGAGTTTCTGAAACTTCCGCTGGGGTAACTTTTCCCTGTTCACTGTTCACGATCATTATGTCCACAAGTTTGTTTACAAACGAATCAAACTCCACTGGGATGGACTGGCCGTGTTCGGTCTGGGTTTTAGCGGTATGCCACGCCATAAAAGCCATATCTTCCATACCGAAATTGCTAGCAAGGTCACTGGTTTTCATTTTGAACTTGCGTTCCCACGCGACAAGCGTCGCAAGGGTTGTCGTGATCGTGGCAGGTCCGTAACCGATGTCGAATCGGATCGTTAACTTCATGTCGGGCTCATTTCTGTTTGAGTGTTAGATCAGGCTTCAGTCCAGGCAAAAGTTCCGCCCATCAGGGTGATGGAGCAGGTGGTCAATTCGCCGAGGTTGTACACGACTGGGAGTGTTGGCAAGTAACTGCCCGTCAAAGTGCCGAGCGGGTTAGTTGCTGAGGTTGCGGCCGATGAACCTTGAATGGTGACTGTCGTGATGACGGTTCCTACGAGCGACTTCAAAGTTGCGTAGGTTTCCGATGAAGCAGTTGACCAGTACAGGTCAAGCGTCAACGAGTTGTTCTGTAAACCACCGACATATGCCACTGCGGTACTTCCGAAAGCGTTTGCCTGAAGTTCTTGAACCGTCTGAGTCAAGGTGGCGCTGGTGCACTGATCCGACAAATCGACTATGCCGAACTTAATGACCGGGTTGGAGAGCGTTGTTGAAGTTGCCATGACGGATCAATCCTTTTTGTTTTTGGTCGCGTCGGGCTTCGTGGCTAATTTAGCACCCTTTGATGGGTGAGTGTCGGAAACCTGAATGAACCCGCCAGCAAGAAGCCAAGCAATGTCATCAGACGGACTAGCAATAAACGCTGTACCGATCTCGCCGACTCGACTTGAAGTGATTACATAACGATCCATGGTTTATCCGTTCTGTGCTTGTATCGGGATGATGAGTTCGTACCCTGCGTAATCCGCTCCGCCGACAGTGACAACTTTTGGTGATGCCGACATGACCGCAATGTTTTTTGTGATCAACGATGACGTCAGGTTAAGCAGCTGACGCAACGCGTCTAGGTTGCCTGGGCCGTTGCTAATCAGTGTCACGGGGAATGTCATTTTGACGATGTTGTAGTTGAACGATTCGACGGATGGAGCATCCACAAAAGCGCAAGGTGGAGCGATATTGCGAGGATCATTAACGACACGAAGCCCCGAAATAGTTTGAAGAGTACCCACGAGATCATCTAACGCCTCATTCAGGAAGTCCGTGTAAGCCATCTCAAGCCACTTGCGGTCTGTTGATACCTAACAACTGTTTGACGATCCCTGAGAGCCCTACAACGGGCGCTGATGCCATGTCAGTAAACGACGCGAACTGGTCAACCGACCCACGCTGACGGTACAACGCGGAGCCGTACATCAAAGTACCGAGGGTGACATCTCCACCGGGTGAAGTTGACAGTGAGTCAATGTACGAGGACTCTTGACGCCTACGAAAACAGAACGCGTTCGCAGCTGCTGCGCATTGAGCCAAGAACGCAGTCTCATCACCGCTTGTCGTGATCCCGAGATAAGTAGCAATTTGCGGTCCTGTGATCCAAGTGCACGTCTGGTCAAAAGTGATCGTCCCTGTGATCGCTTCCAACTCCATCGGAGTTTGAGACTCGGCCCACATGACCGCATTAGCGAGCGGATACGAAGTGTCGTATTCGATAAGACCTTCGGTATCAACATTGATCGGAAGGTATTGGGGCATCGCATAAACGGTTTTTACTCCGTTGTATGCGACAGCCCAACCCGCGACTGTGATTGACGATCCGACAACGATCTCGTTTGGTGTGAGCGTTGTTACGCAAACATAGCCAGGAACGATGACGCCGTATTGAAGTGTGTAAGTCGCTGCCATAGCGACCTCCGATCAGGCCTGAGTGATCTTGCGAATCATGCTGGGCACTGCTGCAAAAGTTGAGCAGTAAGCATGGACCGAGAACAAGCGACTGAGCGTTGCTGGTTGTTCAACCGACAAGATTCCGCGTACTGATTCGTAGTACTCGAATGCTTTTGCAGAGTTGGTGATGATCATTGTCTTGGCAGCGAAGTTGCTGTCAACGACGATCTCAAGTCCGAGCGGGTTGGAGCCGACCCAAGTGGTTGCGTTTCCGCCACCGAGGGCGTTCTGACCGGAGACCAGCTGCGCCGACATACGGGAACAACGGACGGTTGCTGGAGTCAACGACCTGTCCCAACTGACCCCATACGTCTGGGCTGACGAAGATGGTGTCAGGGAAAAAGTTGGTTCCGTTGCTGACATCAACTGCGGCGTCGTAGATGGACTTCATCAAGTCAACTGCGGTCAAGTCCCAAACACCCGATGATGTTGCGGCGGTGAGAAGTGCGTCGGCTGCAATGTCGTCAGTCTTGAGCATGAGTTCGCCCATGAGGTCATCCATGATCAACTGCATTGCGGCAGGTGACGTAAAGTCAATATCTTGCATTGAGAGGCTGACCTGCCCCGCTACGGTGGTCTTAGAAATTGTGTTCGAGGCAATCACCATTGTGGTCGCGGACACTGCATCAAACTCTGCACTTTGAGCGGCCGTTGATGTATGAGTCGTGATGGTCGGGCGCAAAAAGGTTTTTTGCTGACCGTTGTCCGGGTAAGCGCGAGCGCCTAAACGGTTGACAACTGGACGGACGAAGTTGATGTTTTGAACGAGCGGTCCCAAAACGGGAACTGGGAGCAAGCCTGGAGTGTTGGTCGTGGCGACATCGCCCGCAGCTGCTTCGTAGGTTGACTGATGTTCAGCCTTCCAATCGGTGACTGATGCGTTGACCTTTGCGAAAGTTTCTCCGCCCTGGTGGAAAGCGGCCATCCATTCGCCAGCCGAAGGAAGGCGCGGAGCCTTCTTTGCTGATGCGAAAATGGTGGGTGCGGTTGGTGCGGCTTCAGGTGCTGCGGCTTCAATATGTTCCGACATGATTGTCTCCTCGACTTGTGGTTCTGTAATTGAGATTTCGTCGGGAGTCATGTCCGCTGAAGCGGCCACATCTGTGATCGTAGCACCGCTAAAGGCAGGTATGGGGACAAGGCTCAACTCGCGCCATACAGCAGAGGTGATGATGATCGTTCCGTCCTCTGCACGGGTGCTTGTGAGAACATCAACGCCTACGGAAACATTGTCTAGGACGCCTTCTTTGGCAAGTTGTAACGCTTCGTTCCCTGCAACAGTGTCGGCGATCTTGGCGCTAAACATCATGCCTTCGGGAGTTTCGGTGCGTGAGGTAACTAACCCGACAGGCTGACTTGAGTCGTGATACATAAACAGTTTGGGTGCTTTACCGTCAACGGGGAGTGAGCCTGGTGCGAACTGCACCGAAGTCCCATCTGAGACAGTTGCGGAAATTCCATAAGGTGCGGCCACACCCGAAATTGTGCGGGTCGGTGCTTCACCAGCTGCGGCTTCAACATCTACTGCGAATCCTGCGGACAGGGTTAGTTTCATGAATTTGTCTCCTCAATAGTTTCTGTCATGTCGGGAGTTTCGGTCATCATTTCGTCTTTCATTAAAGAACCTAAGTAGGAGTCAATATCAAACTTCACATAAGTGCCACGGGGCAAAACATTGTTTCCACTCAATGTTTGCGACACACAGTCCAGATATTGACGTGCACCAAACAGGAGCAAGTCCTCGCGAGCACCAGCCGAGGTCGTGTATTGGTATGAGCCAATGTCAAAACCAGCCAAGTAAAACGGGATGTTTCCGAGCCTGCACATTTCTTTTCCGCTGAAGTCTGCGGACTCAATCATCAACATATTGTCCGGCAACGCTTTAGTTTCGTCGTACTGCAAAAACTCGTTAAGTGCGGCCGTCTGGTTGTTGACTCGAGCAGAGTTAAAAGCGGTCGCAAGGTCGGCAAGTTCTTGAGCCGATAACGGTTCACCGCCAGTCTGCTTCAACACACCAGACGGAAGTGACGACTGGGCGTTACGGTAACGCGACTGCTCAACACGAAGCGCAGTTTCAATCGCTGTTTGCGACTGGTAAACGATTCCTTGAACGGGACTAATGAACTGCACGAGATCATTCGGGTCTAACATTCCGCCTTGGAAATACACCTCTTTTGAAGGTGCGAACCACACTGGGCCCACTTGGTCTTGAGTGTTAACGGAGCCTGCTGGGAGTCGTGTAAACGATGCAGGGAAACCGTCAGCGGTACGACTGGTTATGTACCAAAAACTTCTTCCGTAGTACAGAAGATCATCAAGCGTCCAAGCCATGAGTGTCGCATACGGGATCGTGGGATCGGGTTGACGCAACCATGAACGAGGCGCGATATAGACACATTCCATTTCTTTTTCTGTGTCATTCCAGACCTCGTTGTACATTTGCAACTGGGTGGACGAGAT